TTCTTCTAGTTCAAAATCTATGATTGAGTTCCATAGCTTATCTCCTTCTTTTCCTGTTATTTTCCCGTCAATAGCTTTATCAAAAAAAGTGGTATGGAGGCTAATAAGTTCATCAGATGCGATGTAACTAAAGCCAACCATAGCACGAGCCAAGTCAAGATAATGCTCATAAGCATCACTAGGGAGGTTATCAGATGTGTTACAGGTAATAAGAGTTTCATGTATCCAGTCTCCGTCTTCATCTGATTTAGGCATAAGACGAATAAGTATTTCATCTTTACCTGTTTTAAGGGGCTTCTTTGCCATTACACCGTAGCCTCAACAAGTTCTGTATAGTAGTGCCAAGGGGGGTTAACAGCAGATGAAGCGGGCTGAGGTTTATGTTTAAGGTCATCCCAACAAGAGTTTTTATATTCGCAAAAACCACATGTTTTGTTAAGATGTTTATTACCTGTCTTCTTGCCTCTAAAAGTCTCTTCAACCGCCTTAAAATTTCTTTTAAAAGGTACTTTATCTTTTATAGCTTTTATTTTATGTTCTATAGCATCTAGACGTTCTTTCTTTTCTTCTTCTGTAAGCTCTAGCTCTAAGTAAGTCATTTCACCTGTTGCTTTATTTATTGCCCACCAACCGCCTATATCTTTTTTAGAGCCATGTGCATACATAACTAATTGATCAACATAACCAAACGTATCATGCTCTTTCATATTAGCATCAGAAGAAAATTTATGTCTATAAGCCCAAGCAGAACATGATTTAACATCATCTACTTTACCATCAATATACAAATCTGTTTCACCTGTTAGGGTATGATCACCTATTTGTATTTCTACTTTTTCACTATCTTCAAAAGGAACATTAGAAGCTTTTAAGATAGCTTTAAATATAGCTTCTATAGTATCTCCTAAAATCATACGCATTTTAAAAGTAGAGTCATGGGGCTGTTTCTTAGCCCCTATAGCATCCATTTGTAATTGGCATAGGGGTTTACCCAGATTAGAAGGGCGTAACTTAAACACTCTTTCCTCTGGGTTAAACTGACGTTTTAATGCTTTTTTAAAATATTCACCTGCTTCTTCTACTATTTCATCAGACATAGTAGCATTATCAGCACTAGCTTTTTCAAGATAGGCAAATATTCTTGCTAAATTATCGTTCATATTAGACTACTACTTCTATGAACTCTTCTGCATCTAAGACTACTTCAGCATCATTTATTTTCTTAGATGCTTCAGATGCCTTTTGTCTTACCATTTCACTATGACTTAAAATATACTCATTAAATACTTTGTTTGTACCTAAGTCATCATCTGTTAAATCAAGATGTTCTTTTTCTATAGTAGGGTTTACAATGTACCAACTAATTGCAGGAGTTTGTTTATACTCCATTTCAAACTTTAGTTCTCTACTGTACGGAGCAATTTTAGTTTTTGCCATTTCAGATAAAGCATTACCAAACTGTTTAAAAGTATCCTTACTTCCTATCTGATACATAACAGGGAAGTTATCAAAAGATACCTTTTCTCCATTGCCTTCTTTAACTGCGTCTACTACTCTAAGTAAACCAAATAAAACTCTATACCTTTTTGAGCCTCTCCACCATTCTTTTTCGGTATCTGATGCTTTGTCCCAATCTTCTATTTTAGTTTTACCACAATTCATAGTACCTAATTCGTCTAAGGCATCATCATAAGGATTACGCACAAATACAGAACGGTTTACATATCTTCCTCGCATATCTTTACCTTCTTTAGTTTGAAAGATAGCATTCTCATCGTATCTCTGATAAAAGAATCTTTGCTGAAAAACTCTTATCCATGCTTGTTCAGCATATACAATACCATACTTAGGGTGATCAATCTTAACTGTGCCATCTGGTATAGATGAGCCTGTTGCAGACCTGGTTTTATTATTTATTGATAATCTAGGAATATTCACCATAGAACTTGATGTCTGCTCATCATATATCCCTAGGGCTTCCATAGCCTGTGAAAAAGGCAAAGTACTTTCTGTTAATGTTAATTCTGTTGTCATATAGACCTCCTGTTAAAGTGTTATAGAGTTATACTCTAATTTGTAATAATGTCAAGTTAAAATAATTAATATTTAAGTCTTTTTTTATATACTATATTTTCTCCATCTTTTTGCCATGACATTTTTGGCAAAGTGATTCTATTATAAGGAAACTGTCTGTTGTATTGGTACAGTTCTCTCCTCCATTTTACGAACATCTCGTGTCGGTTCATGTATTTCTTCCATGTCTAGCCAGTCATCACCTATCTTTAAATCTACTCCCATAGGAACATCTAAGGTAAGATTAAACTGAGAAAGCAACCGTTCAGGAACTCGTAGCATAGCCTTTTTTAATTCAAAGGGTATAGTATCTATTTCGTCAGGATGCACATCAACAACAATACTGTCATGTACTGTGTTAATGATAAGTGATTTATATTTTTTTAAGTCTAATACTTCTTTAAACAATATACATGCTAAAGGAACTATTTCTGCGGTAGCAATGGACTGCACAGGATAATTTTTAATTTGTGTCGCAAAGGTAGATCCATAGTGTGTCCTAGAAACTTTAGGAAACGAAAACTGTCTGCCTGTTATTGTTGTTATTGTTTTATTAGTTATAGCCTCTTCTTGTAAAGTCTTGTGCCAGTCTCCTATACTGCTGTACTTAGCCATAAAAGATTTATTATAAGCTACCTCAGCAGGAGAGCCTGACATACCTCCGTACAAAGGTCTAAAGGTACGTGCCTTAGCGTCTTGTCTTGATGTAGGCTGTCCCGCTTCTGTCAATACTTTAGATGTATAGGCATGAACATCAAACCCATTGTCTATTTCTTTTCTTCCTGTTAAATCATTTGCTACCCATACAGCAGTTCTAAATTCTAATTGAGCAAAGTCACCTTCTAAAACTTTCCCCCCTTTAAATCTAGACACAATAGCTTTTCTAACTCTCGCTGTACTGCCTCTAGGTAAGTTTTGAAAGTTAGGTTTTGAAGAAGACAGCCTACCTGTAGCTGTACGTACTTGATTTATTTGAGGATGCAATATGCCATTATCATATACATTTTGTTGTATGCCTTTACAAAAAGAATTTATATATGTATCTAAAGCATTAATTCTTTGCATGTTAGATAGAAACAAAGTAGCTTTATCTAACCCTTGTTGTTCTGCAATTTCTACTAAAGAACCAAACGTAGCTTTATCTGTTGCAAAACCATTAGCAGTCACCTGGTCTACTGAAGTAGGAGAAAATTTAAATCCCGCTACCTCTGGTAACTGTTTATATGTATAACCTGTACCATTACAAGACTGGCATTTAGGATGCTTCTTATATGGTGTACCATCTTTTTTTCTACGAAATATTGTACCAGAGCCTTTACATGCCACGCATTGACGTACTTGTGTTTTTTTAGATATAGTAGTTTGTGATTTTATTATATCATTAAAGCTGTTTTTAGGTATACGGTTTTTGTACTTACCTGTTCCCCCTGCTCTAGTGCCTATCCCAAAAACTCTAGCCCATTCATTTTTATCTGTTACTTTTCTTGACCATACTATTTCTGATAATTGTTCAGGACTAGCTAAGTTAAAGGGCTTATCCCCCATTACTTCTTTTACTATATCTTTATTCTGTCCTGCCTTAAATGTTTTTTCATTATTGTATGTCAACCTAACTACTTCTAAAGCATCAGTATCTATAGCTAAACCATTACGTTCTATATCTATCAATACCTTAGTCATTTCATTAGTTAATTTAACAATCGGTAACATAGATTTATATTCGTCTGTATTAAATAATCTATCTTGTTCTAAATAAAGTTCACCACAAGATATTATATCGTACTTATTATATTCTCCTACTAAACCAATAGGCATAGCCTCAAATCCGACTTTATTATTAAAATACTCTTCAATAAGTTCTGATTTTTTTAAAGTTACTTTTCTACGTATACAAGATTCAGCTAAAGACAATGCTATTTTTTCTCCTCTAGCTAAAAGATACTCACCTGTCATAGTGTCATGTAAATCTCCGTCATAAGTAAAACCACATTCATATAACCATGACATATCATATTTTATATTATGCCCTATAAGTAAGTCTGCTTTATCCAAAGCATTTTGTAATTCTGTAAAGTCATTAGGTGAAGAGTCTTTATACTCATTATGTTTAAACCAGGTTACTGTAACGTTTCCTACTTTATCAGTTACAGGTGCATGACCTACGCACACCAAATAATTATCTACATGATAAGGCGAAGGGTTTCCATCCGTTACTTTGTTCTCAATGTCTAGTACTAATTTATTGTTGTACATAATGTTTCCTATAAGTTGCGACTGAGTTTGATAGACTGTACGAGGTATGACAATCGTCTATACAAATGAGTGAGGTTCAGTCTTGAGGAGGATTAAGTCTCGCTCAGTATAGACACAAACTCAGTCACGCCCCCTACTAAAATGAAAAAATAGGGGAATATGTAAACATCTTATTCCATATAAGATGCTGTAAGGTGGTCAAATATAACTGCAAAGTTACCATGCTGACCTGTAATTTTGTTCTTAACTATATTAATCCATCTCATATTGGTATCGCCTTCTTCTGTTTCTTCCTTACCAATCAAAACAATTAAATCTGCTTCGCCTGCCTTGCCTGTTCTTGAGCCTGATAGCATAGAGTCGTTTAATATAATTTTACCAGAAGCCTCGGCAGATAGCTGACACATACCAAACACAACACAATCTTGTCTCTTAGCCAAGTCTCTGCTTTCTGCATATAAACTTGTAAGCCTTTGGTCGTCTCTAGCAAATGTGCCTCCTATTTGTGTCTTGTCTAAAATATCAATGACAACAACATCTGGTTTTTCTTTCTCTACTATTGCTTCCATTTCTCCAAATGTCAAGCTACTAGAATCAAATACTTGTAAATGCTCTGATTTCTTTTTCCATTTATCTATAAACTTATGTTTGTATTCTTTTACGTAAGCTATTCTTTCTTGGCAAGATGCTGTAACCATTCTAAGCATATGCCTTTGAGCTTTCTCTTCGTTAGTAAACATAATACACTTAGCTCCTTGGTCTAAAAATCCTTGAGGAGAAGCAATCATAGAATGAGCAAAGCCTGACTTACCTACGTTAGGTCTTGCCCCCACGACTACAAACATACCTTTGCTTATCCCTCCCACTCTATCGTTTAAACTAGGGACATGAAAAGTATAATGATGTTCTTGGTCTAGCTCTTCAAATAATTCTTCTATATCATTAGATGAACGTAGCTCGCTGTCCTTACCTTTGTCTGCCATCAATCTTAATTTTTCACTTGCTCTTATAATAGCGGTAGAGTCGTAGTGGTCGCCTTGCATTATTTCTATAGATTGTTGGGCAACTTTTTGTGCTTGTGATTGCAATGACATTTTATATACCATATCAAACGCTACATCATCATCTATATCGTTTAATCTTTTAATGACCTCAAACTCCTCCATTATAGAATCTTTCTGACTCACAGTTATAGAAGGAAACGTAGCTATATAATTCATAGCAATATCTGTTAATGTTAAATCTTTATCTTTATACTTTTTATATGCGTCATCAACTGCATGTTTAACTTTAAGTAAACCATTAGAAAACATAGTGTCATCTAATCTGTCTACAACTTGATTATGAAAGTCGTGGTTAGTCGCATATTTTTTAAGTATTTCTTTAGGCATGCTTGTCATGTAATCCTCCTCCTGGTGCTATCTATCAAAAGTAATAAATAAACTTGCTATATTATTACAACCTCTTACACCACATACAGTATCGTTGTCAATGTTATATTCATCTAATTTTAATTTATGAAAATTATATTTTCTTTGGCAATCGCTACATATTTGCGACCAGTCCCCCGCTACCTCGTCATCTACTATATCATTAAAGTATACTCCAAGCCTTACCCCCCTCCCTTTAATATTTTTATAATCTTTTCTTCTCATAATCTATTTCCCTAATAGCTCTTTAATACTTTCTTTTGTTTCATATTTTAAATCTCTTTCAAGAATCATTACTTTACATGAATCTACATGAATAGCTATCTTACGTTGTATGTCAATAGCTTTATTTGTTGCGTCTCTATCTAAAGCTACAATAACTTTTTTATAAGGTTTTATATAATGTAGATGCTCAGTTAAAAGATTTGTTCCTAACAAAGCTATGCCTGTTGCCTCATGAGATACTACACAAGCTGACGTACAGTCTTCAACAATTACTGCTAAGTCCCCCCCTCCAATTATAAAAGGAGTATGACAATTATCATACCTATACCATTTAATACCATACTTTAATGCTCTTCCCACAGCCCCTACGACCTTGCCCTCATGTACTGTCATAAATGATAATCTGTCGTTCTTAACATCATAAGCAAATCTATCAGGGGTTTTCTCGTACACCTCCATAAAATTAAATTCATTTATATAATTTAAACAATCACTACTCCTAGTTATATCTTTAACAAAATAATCAGGCACAACAAAATCTTCTTTTTGTTTTTCTTTTTTATCTAAAGTAATTTTATTAGTTATATCCTGTCTAGAATAGTCCGCATTAGTTACACCGCCTATACCACAAGATGCTGAATAACAGTTCCATAAAACTTTACCATCCATCCTCGTTACTGTTAAGGTATTTCGTTTACCGCACACCACACAGTCTAATCTTTGAGTTACTTCATCTTCTAAATCTAATTCTCGTATAGTTTCGTGAAGCCTGTCATAACCTCT